CCACGACAACAATTTTGCCGGCAATACCACCATCAGCGGAACAGCAACTAACTGTAACATCCACGATAACAAGTAAATAAAAGATTATATGAGTAAAGATTGTCCATGGCTTTTTGCGGATTGGCCGGCGGGGACTATTAAATGCTATATCCCCTCCGACGTGTACAATAACAATCCGTAACCCCGGCGGATCTGTACTAAATTTTAACAGGAGACAAAACCATGAAAAAAGGCAAAATAACAGCAATTACGGCATTCTTTTGCATTGGAGACCAAACCCAACAAGGTCCAGGCCACCGGGACCGGTACGGTGACGCTGGGAGAATAGCCCGGCAGAAAGGAATACCAATGAAATACGGCTTGATCACAATCAGTATTATCGCGGCCCTGATCTGTGCGGCTTTGGCGTTTGTGCTTGTGTTGCCAGCACAGGCGGCGACCAAAAACAATGCCCGATTTGGTTTCCCTGTTACCAGGGATATGGGCGTAACCGCTATCGACAATCTCTATGTTATCTTCGTTGATACGGCGACGGGTTATATGGCGCACAAGACAACGGGAGTCGCTGCGGTCAACACGTCATGGGCGAATGCAGCTGTTACAGGGGCCAGTCAGGCCACGACAGACACGGCTTTAGGCGGCACGAATACGCAGTTTTGGGTGTGTGATCCGCCGCCTCTGGACCTGTCTAAAGAGTGGTGTATGATGGTGTTCGAAAATGGCACACCGGCCAATACTGACGTACCAATAATAGTCGTGTTGTATGATCCCGTTACCAACAAAACGTACACCGATGCCGTACCTGCCGCTAAAGGCGGCGTATTGCTATTTAACAAGTAATTTCTGATTGAGGTGAGTTATGGGACGCATATTAAGCAAGTTTGATAGTACACAGCCGGCAGCAGGCATAAAGGCAAGATACCTTGACGACTATTGTGCCGATAACTTTAATTATTTAGAAGGTGCAATTGGTTTTGGGCATGATTTTTCCTCGGGCGGTACGCAGACAGGCGAACACAATGACGGATCGGCTAAGATTTACTCTGCCGCCGTTGCTCCAACCACCAAAGAGGACGGCGTAAGGGCCCTGAATGCGGGTGATGTCGGCAAGCGGCTTTGGCTGGATACTTCGGTAACCCCTAATGTCTTAAAAGTCCTCACGGCTATCGGTACACCGAATACGTGGACGGCAACGGGCTCGCTTTCCGGCTTATTGGATGAAGATGATATGGCCAGTGATTCAGACGAATTACCAGCAACTCAGCAAAGTATTAAGACGTACGTCGATACTCTGGTTAACGGCTTGGATGCTGAAAACATCAAAAAAGACGGCTCTGTAGCCTTTACTGGTAACCAGAGCATGGGTTCTAATCAACTGACTGATTTACCAGACCCATCTTCTGATAATGATGCGGCAAGAAAGAAATATGTTGACGGCAAGATTGATGCGATGCTTGTTGTCGCACATGATTATACATTACTGCGTGGTTCTTCTGGTGATTACACGACCACGTTATCTACTCGCAGCGTAAGCGTTACCAAGGGGAAGCAATACCTGATTTTGGTAAGCGGCTCAACATCAACTTCTGATTCCAGGCCGCAAATTGCGCTGTTTGTGGGTGGCACATTAAAGGCGGATATAGAAATCGGGGCTAACCATGACCATAACCATACAGGCAAGGGCTTCTTTCTGCAAAACATATATACAGCGACCTCTACTGGCAGCATAAATGTCCAGATTAAAGCAGACGCTGCGGTGCAATTGCGTTCTGCGCAAGTACTTGTGATACAGATTAAATAACATGAGACATTACTCAATTTATACCCCTGTTCTCGGCCTTCGCAAGGACTGGCCGTCCGTCCTGCTGGAGAAGACGTTCACCCCGGACATGGTCAATCGGAAAGTATCACCGGGCCTGTTAAACAGTAGGAGATTGAGGGCAATAGCATGAGTTATCAGCCTTACCCTATATACAATTTGTCAGCGGGTAAAGTTACGGCAAGAGACCCGTGGCTTTTGCCAAAGGACGCTTTCGAGACGCTTATCAATTGCCATTTGCGGCGTGGGGTCTTGGAAAAGCGGAAGGGCTACACGGAATTTGGCCGGATTGTGCATACCGATACGGCAACAGGTGAAGATTCTAACCCAAGCAATGCCATCATGGGCATCTATAATCATTATCAGGACGATGTTGAGACTATGCTTGCAATGGATACGGTTAGGATCAATAAATACAACAGCAGTGCGAAAGCCTTTGAAGATTTAACACGGATGAAAATTCACGTGAAGTCAGGGGGCGGCCAGAATCATTTACCATCTGCCGGTGATGTCATAGAAGGCGTTACAAGCGGTGCTTATGCCACTGTTGAAGCGGTTATTACCGATCATGGCGATTTTGTTGCGGGTACGGCTGATGGTACGATTATCCTTAAAAATACGACTGTCAACGGCTCTTTTCAGGATGGAGAAACATTAAGAGATAAAAACAATGTAACGGATATTTTCGGTGTTGCTGATGGAGCGGCTTCGGAGCAGGAATTTACGGGAGAGGATAATAACTTTTTCTGGCTGGAGTGCTGGAATAATGTCAGTTATATAACTAATGGGAAAGACCAGATTCAAAAGTACACCGGTTCGGGCTTGAGCCGTCTTTACATTGATTTAGATGTAGAAGGCGGGCCGGATAACGATGTCAATACCTGCCTGCTTATTTTCTCTTATAAGGGACGATTAGTTCTATTGCGAACGACAGAACGGGGCGAACCATGCTATCGGCGGGCAAGATGGTGTCAGATCAATAATCCCGGTATCTGGAAAGAGGCCGATTATGTGGACGCTCCGACGGAAGACTGGATCATGGCCGCTGATTTCATCGGTGAAGATTTGGTTGTATTCTTTGAGCGTTCGGTTTGGAAGCTCGCCTATACCTACGATGCGGACCTGCCTTTCCGGTGGGAAAAAATTGTTTCAACTGAGGGCTGCTACGCCCCGTTTTCGCTGGTGTCGTTCAGTGATGAACTGGTTGGCGTTGGCCCCACGCGATTGATTGGAACGGATGGAAGGGACGCTTATGGCCTCGATGATAAGATCCCGGATGAAATGCTCAACTGGAACCAATCCGCCATTGACTACTGCTATGGATTGGTATTGGAAGAGGAAAGCCAGACATGGACTTCCTTCGTTCCGGCAGGCGAAGAGAAGCCAAGTCAGGTACTTGTTAATAATTATGAAGATGACAATTGGTCTGTTTATAAACTTCCGGTCCATACGATGGGATATTCGTCGTTGGATAGCGACATTGTTCTGGATGATATTGACGAATCTATTGCACTGGACGACATTGATTATTCCTTTGATGATAAGGAGCTTCAGGCGGGTTATCCAACTACGCTGATGGGCTGTCGAGACGGTTGTATTTATCAGCTTAATACGGGCGGCAATGATAATGGCTCTGCAATCGCTTTTGAAGCTAAATGCGGACGCTGGAACCCGTTTGTTGAGCAAGGCCAGAAGGCCAGATTGGGCTGGATAGATTTTCTCGTTGATGCGGATGAATCAGTTACCTTTGATGTTGATTTCTACCTTGACACCGACAACAGCCCGTTTAAGACGGTAACTGTAACCTGTGCAGGGGGCGAACTGGATGATAGTAAGGTGTGGAAGCGGGTCTTTTGCGGGGCAGTAGGTAAATTCCACCGTATCAAGATTTCCAATAATGCAGCTAATAATAGGCCTCGAATTCATGCCATAATTCCGTATTTCGACCGGGCCGGGAGGGTGTTCTGATGGAGCCTCTCAAGCAAACCGAAAAATTCATTACTCCCAAAGAAGACGCTGGCCTTAAAGACAACGTATCAAGCTTATTCGCATATCTGAAGAAACAGGTTATGTGGATTGAAAACATATACAGTAACATTACAAAGCGGGTTAACTGGGGTGTTGACAGACTCAACAGGGGAGATGGCGTTTCCGGAACGTTCATGACAACGGACGGCAAAACAATAACTGTTGAAAACGGTGTAATTACTAAAATTGAATAAATTAGTATGAAATTAGTATTTTGTAGCAATTCCGGCGAATCGCTCCCGATAGCCTACCGCTTGCGTCAGGAAGGTACGGATGCCTCGGTTTATCTGCATTGTCCGGCGCATCGCAATAATTACGATGGTTTAGTGCCAAAGCTAAATTTAGTCCAGCTTAAAGCGGCTGTTAAGAAAGCTGATTTGGTCATTTTTGATATTACAAGGCCGAATGAAAAGACTAAACAGGATGTTGCGTTGCTCAAGACCTTTGGACTCAAGACAAGCAGTAAATCCGTTTTCGGGCCTGTAGCCGATAAACTCCGAAAGTCGGTTAAGGTGATCGGCTGTTCAACCGTGTGTGAAGATATTGAACTTGGCCGGGCTAAAGGCGTTGAACTGGCCGAAAGGATGGGCTTTTCGATTCCTGAAACGAATCGCTTCAAAACGCTTTCTGAGGGGATTAGATTCTTAAAATCCAGTAACGACCTGTGGGTTTTTAAGCCGGAAGATAATCAGGACTTGGATTTGACGTATGTTGAAAAATTCCCCGGCGAATTGATTACAAAACTTGAGGCCGAATACAAGGAGCGGCTGGGTGAAAAAATCGACTTCATTTTGCAAAAGAAGATCGACGGAGTCGAACTTTCCTCTGAGGTGTGGCTTGGTCCGAAAGGCCCGGTCCACCTCAATCATACGCTGGAAAATAAGCGGCTGATGGACGGCAATCTTGGTCCTGCAATCGGCAGTCAAAGCAATACTGTCTGGATAGATCAGGATTTAGATGGTATTTGCGGACCACAGCTTGTCAAAATGGCTGAATATCTCCGTAAGGATGGCTATATTGGCCCATGTGATGCGAATTGCATAATCGGCGAAAAGGACCAAAAACCATACTTTTTAGAATGGAGTTGCTACGATGACCAAACCGAAGTGCTGACAAAAAGCGGCTGGAAGCTGTTTCGGGATGTTGACCTTGAAAACGACCTGATTTGCACGCTGAACCCCCAAACGGATCACGTTGAATACCATAAGGCAACTGGATATATCGAAAAAGATTATAGCGGCGATATGATCCAGATAAAAAATGAGGGCGGAAAACATCATAATTTGGACGTGCTCGTTACGCCGGATCATGATATGTATTTCCGGCAGAACGGCAAGACGGAATTTGAGATCATCAAGGCCCAAGACTTGCCAAAGCATGGCGGCGTACTAAAGCGAATTGCCAAATGGCAGGGCAAAAACGAGCCAAGGTTTAGTTTGCCCGCTCACATTGAACAGCATGTAAATAACAGGCACAGTATTACGTATCCGATTGAGCATCCGGCCATTGAAATAGATATGAAGGCATGGCTGCGGTTTTTGGGGCTGTATCTGGCCGAGGGCTGTCTTGGAAAAGGATGTTATAGAGTAGATATTGCTCAGGCCGATAAGAACCGTCACAGGACAGATGCGATAATGAACGCCCTGCCATTCAAGTACTATTATAGCGGGCACAAATATTCAATATGCAGTGTTCAGCTTGGAACCTACATAAAGAATCTTGGACTTGGGCTGTGCCATGAAAAATTTATCCCCGATCAGTTCAAGGAATTGGCCCCTGAATATCTGCAAGCGTTATTTGAAGGGCTTGTGGCTGGCGATGGCGGCAAACACAAAAGGACGGGACAGGTTTCTTTTCGAACATCTTCAAAGCGGCTTGCGGATGATGTTCAGGAAATTATTATGAAACTTGGCATGGTGTCCAATATCAAGACGGTACACCAGAAAGGAACGCCGGTACAGTTCACGGATAAAGTTTACACGCGAAACCACGATATGTATTCGCTTTCCGTTAGAAAGCAGGATGCAGGGATCAGAAGTGCCGGAACATTCCTGCCTCAAAGAGTGCCGTATAAGGGCAAGGTTTACTGTCTGGATGTGCCGAATCATATAATTTATGTGAGACGAAACGGCAGGCCGTTGTTTTGCGGTAATTGCAGATTCGGGTACGACGCTATTTACTGTTTACTGACTTTGCTTAAAGGACGCTTGACGGACTTCTTTGCCAAGGATTTTGATGTTGATTTTCACAGCGGCTTTGCTTCAAGTGAGCGAATCAGCATACCGCCTTTCCCCTATGCCGATAGTACGCTGCTGAAGGAATATGCCAAAGACGTGTCGATCTTGAACCGCATGGAAAGCCTGCAATCGTTTTGGGGGCAGGATATTTATCTGAAGGGCGGTAAACTGGCCTGTGCCGGTTCTGACGGCATTTTGGGCGTTGTAGCCGCAAGAGGCAACAGCCTGGGCGGGGCGTGGGGCAACGTGTACAGGGCTATCGAGCAATTGAAAGTTTGTTC